AATTTACCAAACCCTATTTAATATAGCCAATGGGATGAAATAAGGCATCTGCTATATGGTAGGTGCTTTTTTCATGCCCATTTTAAGGAGGTGATGCCCCAATATGAGAATACCTATTCTGCCGAAGCTATTTAAATCCAGAGCCAGTCCCAAGAACACCTTCTGGCAAAACGCATATGCTTTCTTTTTTGGTCCTACACCCAGCGGCAAAACCGTCAATGAGCGCACAGCTATGACCACCTCAGCGGTTTATGCTTGTGTGCGGGTATTGTCAGAAACCATTGCTTCATTACCCCTGCACGTTTACCGGCGTATTGGGCAANGCAAGGAAAAGGCTATGGACCATGAGCTTTACTACCTACTTCACGATGAGCCAAATCCGGAGATGACTTCTTTTGTGTTTAGGGAAACACTGATGGGTCATCTTTTGCTGTGGGGCAACGCCTACGCTCAGATTATCCGAAACGGCAGAGGGCAGGTGCTTGGTCTTTACCCATTACTGCCGGACCGTATGGAGGTGGGCCGCACTGAAAAAGGTGAACTTTACTACCGCTACTTAAAAGACGGACGGGAATACCTTTTACGCAAAGAAGAAGTATTGCATGTTCCGGGCCTTAGCTTTGATGGACTGGTGGGTTACTCCCCCATTGCCATGGCCAAGAACACTATCGGCATGGCTCTGGCTACGGAAGAATACGGTTCCAAGTTTTTTGCCAATGATGCCCGGCCTAGTGTGGTCTTAGAACACCCGGGGATCTTAAAAGACCCGGAGAAGATTCGAGAGAGTTGGAACAAGATTTACCGAGGTAGCGAAAGTGCCCATAAGGTTGCGGTGCTGGAAGAAGGTATGAGTGTTAAGACTTTAAGTATACCTCCGGAACAAGCCCAATTCCTAGAGACCCGCAAGTTTCAGATTGAAGAAATTTGCCGTATCTTTCGGGTACCGCCGCATCTAGTGGCAAATTTGGAACGGGCTACTTTTAGCAATATTGAGCACCAATCCATTAGCTTTGTGGTGCACACCATTAGGCCCTGGCTGGTGCGGCTGGAGCAGGCTTTTAATAATGCCCTCTTTAGTAAAGCGGAAAAAGGTGAATTCTTTGCCAGCTTTGTGGTGGATGGGTTGCTTCGAGGCGACTATGAATCCCGGATGAAAGGCTATGCCATCGGGATTCAAAACGGCTTTATGTCCCCTAACGATGTAAGAAGCCTAGAAAATATGAACCCTATACCAGAGGCAGAAGGAGGAGATACCTATATGGTAAATGGCAACATGCTGAAGCTTAAGGATGTAGGTGCCTATATAAAAGAAAAAGCAGGGGGTGAGGAGGATAAAAAGATTCTGGAATTGGATTAATAACGAAGCGGGAAGGACACTCTACCTGGATGGTTACATCGCCCCGGAGAGCTGGTTTGAGGACGATATAACCCCTAAAGAGTTCAAAAAAGAATTAGAAGCAGATACCGGTAACATCACCGTCTGGATCAATTCCCCAGGGGGTGATTTTTTTGCCGCCAGTCAAATCTACACCATGCTTAAAGAATATCAAGGCAAAGTCACGGTTAAGATCGACGGCATCGCCGCCAGTGCTGCAGCAGTGATTGCCATGGCTGGAGATCAGGTACGGATGTCTCCAACGGCCATGCTCATGATCCACAACCCAACCACTTTTGTTTGGGGTGAGGAAAGCGATATGCAAGAAGGAATTGAGATGCTATCGGAAGTGAAAGAGGCCATCATTAACGCTTTTGAAGCAAAAACAGGCTTAGAGCGAAAACAAATCGCCAAAATGATGGACGCTGAGACTTGGTTCAGTGCCGGTAGGGCGGTAGAGCTCGGGTTTGCTGATGAGATCCTTTATCAGGAGGTGCCGCCCCGGGTAACAGATTTTATGTTTGATAAGGTTACCGTGGTAAACGCCTTAATGCGGAAGCTGCCGGCTAAGGCTGAGCACAAACACGACGGTGTTTCTTATGAACAGCTGCTGAAACGGCTGAACTTAATTAAATAAGCAAGGAGGAAAAAGAAATGAGTAAGATTACAGAACTTAGGGAAAAACGGGCTAAAGTTTGGGAACAGGCGAAAGCCTTCTTGGATGAAAGACGTGGAGAAGATGATCTGCTGTCAGCGGAGGATGCTGCTACCTATGAAAAGATGGAAACAGAAGTAGTAAACTTAGGCAAGGAGATCGAACGTTTGGAGCGTCAGGCGGCCCTTGACCTGGAACTTTCTCAAGCTACGAGCCAAGCTTTAAAGACGGTGCCTGGTGTAGGGGAGAAAAAACAAGGCCGGGCTACAGATGAATATACGAGAGCTTTCTGGAAACATATGCGCAACCGGGGTGATTTTGAAGTTCGCAATGCTTTAACCATCGGCACTGATTCCGAGGGGGGCTATTTAGTACCCGATGAATTTGAGCGTACTTTAATAGANGCGCTGGAAGAAGAAAACATTATGCGCCAGCTAGCCAAGGTGATTACNACTTCCAGCGGGGATAAGAAAATTCCGGTAGTGGCCTCTAAAGGGACTGCTGCCTGGGTGGATGAAGAAGGCGCTATCCCGGAAGACGATGATGCTTTTGGCCAGGTATCCATTGGTGCCTATAAAGTGGCTACCATGATCAAGGTTTCAGAGGAACTGCTAAATGACAGTATCTTCAACCTGGAAAGCTACATCGCTAGAGAGTTCGCCCGTCGTATTGGGGCCAAGGAAGAAGAAGCCTTTTTAGTAGGAGATGGTAGTGGCAAACCCGCTGGCATCTTTGATGATACCCATGGTGGAGAAATTGGAGTTACTACTTCCACGGCAAATATTAAGATGGATGAGATCTTTGACCTCTTTTATTCCTTAAAATCTCCCTACCGCAAGCGGGCCACTTTCATTACCAACGATGCGACGGTAAAAGAAATCCGCAAACTTAAAGACGGTCAGGGCCAGTATCTCTGGCAGCCTTCGGTAAAGGCGGGGGAACCGGATACTCTCTTAAACCGCCCGGTTAGGACCTCGGCCTATGTGCCTACTATTGAGCCCGGGGCTAAAGTAATCGCCTTTGGGGATTTCGGTTATTATTGGATAGCAGACCGTCAAGGTAGGGCATTTCAGCGGTTGAGCGAACTTTATGCAGCTACCGGTCAGGTAGGCTTTCGGGCTACCCAGCGGGTGGATGGCAAGCTAATCTTAAAAGAAGCCGTTAAAATTCTCAAGATGAAGGCGTAGGTGAGGATAGATGAGCAATGTTAAAAACTATCATGAGCAAGGCGGAATGAAGTGGGTTGTGGAAGGAGAATTAGAGATTGCGGTAGGCGGTAAACTTACCTTTCAGGGAAAAGAACTAAAGCCGGCGGCAAGCCAAGGGGACAGTGAAGCTACAACCGTTGATACTCTAAAGGAAGATTTCAACGATTTGCTAGCTAAGCTCAAGGCTGCAGGCCTGATGAAATCAAGCTAACAAACAGGGAGGTGAGGGTGTGCTGTCTTTGGAAGAAGTAAAGCTATACTTGCGCATTGATGGTGATGAGGAGGACACTCTCATCGCTTCTTTTTTAGATACTGCTCAGGAACTATGTGAAGGGATACTGCGCTTTCCCTTAAGTGAATTTGAAAAACTGCCGGAAACAGTGAAGCAGGCCCTTCTCTATGCGGTAGCAGCCATGTATGAAAAGCGGGAAGGAGTCGGCATTAAAGAAACTCTGGATGTCTTAAAACGGCTCCTTTTTGCCTACCGCAAGGAAAGCTGGTGAAGTTGATGGAGATTGGGGATTTAAGACACAGGATCACCTTACAAAAACTAACTACCAGTGTCAACGAAAGCGGCTTTGAGGTAGAAACCTGGGAGGATTATAAAACTGTTTGGGCGGCTGCCAGCAACCTGCATGGCCGGGAATATTTCGCAGCCGCAGCTGTTCAGGCGGAAAATACGGTGAAGTTTATCATTAGATATCTGCCGAACCTTGATACTTCTATGCGGATACTCTTTCAGGGTAGACAGTACAACATTATCGCCATTGACAATATCAAATACCAGAACAGGTTTATGGAGATTAAAGCATTGGAGGTGGAAGCTAGTGGCTGATCTGAAACTGGAAGGTATCGAAGATCTAATTGCTGAGGTGGAAAAGCTGGGTGCTAAGGGAAGCAGGATTGAAAACCAAGCCCTGCGGGAAGCAGGAGAAATAGTCAGACAGGCTATTAAACAAGAAGCCCCCCAGAGAACCGGCACTTTGAAGAAAAGTATTGAAACTTCCGGGGTTAAAACCAAGGACGGGGTGAAGCATGTGGAAGTGGGACCGGATAAAGAGGGNTGGTATGGCAAGTTTGTGGAGTTTGGGACGGTCAAAATGAAGGCTAATCCCTTTATGGCCCGAGGCTATGAAAATTCTAAAGATAGGGCAGTGGATAAAATAGCTGAGGAATTAAGAAAAGGGCTGGGGCTATGAGTATAAATCAAGCAGTGATGACAGCATTAAAAGAAATCGGGGTGCCGGTACGTTTTCAGACCTACACCGGGACTGCCGATTCGTATATCACCTTTTTTACCTACCTGGAAAAACCGGAGCAACATGCCGATGATGAGGAGCGAATTACCGGCTATTATGTGCAAGTTGATGTATGGAGCAAGGGAAACTATACCGATTTGGTTAATGCTGTCCATGAAAAGATGTTGGCTGCTGGCTTTATTAAACAGAACTTTTATGACCTGTATGAAGATGATTTAAAAATCTACCACAAAGCCATGCGATTTTTTAAGGAGGTGCTATAAATGGCCCAAGTAGGGTTAAATGACTTGCATTTTGCCATTTTAACTAAGGATACCGTTGAGGAGTTGATTTATGAAACTCCAGAACCGATAGCGGGGGCAATTGAAGCTACTATTAATCCCGCCGTGGATACCCAAGAGTTGTATGCAGATGATCAGCTGTGGGAATCCGTTTCAACTTTAGGGAAAATCGATGTGGAAGTGGGAACAGCGGATTTACCTCTTACTGTAAGAGCTAAGCTGTTGGGGAATGAAATTGTAGATGGGGTGTTGATAGAAAACAAAACTGACATTCCACCTTATATTGCCTTGGGCTTTAAAAGCCTAAAGTCTAACGGGAAGTACCGTTATGTATGGTTGTTAAAAGGTGTGGCTCAGCCTATGGCTGAGGATTATTCAACCAAAAAAGACAGCGTGGAGTACAAAACCCCTACCATCAGCTTTACCTTTATGCCCAGACTCCATGATGGGCAGTGGAAGCACACAGCTGATGAGGACAGCGAGGATTTTACTGGAGCCGATACTTGGTTTGAAAAAGTCCCTGGCGATACTACAGAGTGGGAGGGTTAATTCAGTGGATATTACATTAAAGATTGATGGTAAGGAGAAAACCTATACCGCAGGCTTCATCTCGGCTCGTATGGTAAGAAAAACTATCGAAGTATCCCAAGGGGTGGATTTTGAGAACATTTCTCCAGAAGGGCTAGATAGACTAATTGATTACATTGTAGAGCTGTTTGGCAATCGCTTTACAAGAGATGATGTCTATGATGGCCTGGCTTCTAAAGAGTTAATCCCTGTGATTAACAAATGCATCAATGAGGTAACTGGCCAACTGAGTGCTGCAACCCGGGGTGAAGGAAAAAACCCCTAGAGGGGAACGCCATGGAGCCCCAGGAATTTATCGATCAGCTGTATTTAGCACTGCTTGAACAGGGCTGGACACTAAATGAGATTGATACCATGGATCTTATTTACTACCTGAAGCTTTTAAATAAAAAGCTGAAATCTAAAAAAGTATACATTGATGAAATCCTATAACACCTGACAAAAGGTGCTTTTTTTATGCCCCAAAGGTGGTGAGATATGTGGCAAAAGAGATCGGGCAACTAAATGTAAAAATTGGCTTGGATAGCAGTGGCTTTCAAAACGGTATTAGCAGCTTAAACCGGGAAATGCGCAAAGTCCAATCGGAGTTTAAACTGGCCAGTGCCGAGATGGGTAAGCATGGTAAAGAGCTGGACAGCTTGAAATTAAGGTCCGATAGCCTTACCAAACAGACTGAACTGCAGCGGCAAAAGGTACAAGCATTAGAAGCGGCCCACCAAAAGTCTGTGGAGACCAAGGGTGAAGATGCTAAAGCTACCCAGGACCTAGAGATAAAACTGAATCGGGCTAAGACCCAACTGGCCTATATGGAGCAGGATTTAAAGAAAGTAAACCAGGAAATCGAAGTACAGTCCACTGGCTGGTATAAACTCAGTAAGAGCCTGGCGCCTTTAGGCCAATCTCTGCGGGATGCGGGTCAAAAGATGGAGGCCGTGGGTAAAAACCTTAGTATGAAAGTTACGGCACCCTTAATGGGGCTGGGGGCAGCTGCGGTAAAAGTAGGCTCCGACTTTGAGACCGGGATGAGTGAAGTAGCAGCCATTAGTGGCGCCACCAGTAATGACTTAAAAAGGCTTGAAGAAAAAGCTAGGGAAATGGGTGCCACCACTAAATTTTCTGCAACCGAAGCCAGTGAAGGGCTAAAATATATGGCCATGGCCGGTTGGGATACTACCCAGATGCTGGACGGCTTAGAAGGAGTCATGATGCTGGCTGCAGCCAGTGGTGAAAATTTAGGTCTGGTATCCGATATCGTCACAGATGCTCTAACCGCCTTTGGCATGGAAGCAAAAGAGGCTTCCCAGTTTGCAGACCTTTTAGCCAGTGCCAGTTCGAATAGTAACACCAACGTGGCTATGCTGGGGGAATCCTTTAAATATGTGGCTCCCCTCTTTGGTGCTTTGGGTTACTCAGCAGAAGATGCAGCCCTAGCTTTAGGTTTAATGGCCAATGCGGGTATCAAAGGGTCCCAGGCAGGAACCTCTTTAAAAACGTCTATTGCCAATCTCACCAACCCTACAGATAAAATGGCCACCGCTATGATGGACTTAGGTATCTCCATTACTGATGCCAACGGNGAAATGCTGCCTTTTAAAGAGGTGATGGATGAGCTAAGAACTAAGTTTGCCGGGTTAACTGAGGAACAACAAGCCCAATATGCCGCCACCATTTTTGGAAAAGAAGCGATGGCAGGGATGCTGGCCATCATCAATGCCAGTGAGGCCGATTACGCTAAGTTAACTGATGCTACTCGTGACTATACTGGGAGTGCCAAAGAAATGGCGGATGTTATGCAGGATAACCTCCAAGGGGAACTTGTCTTACTAAAATCAGCCTTGGAGGGTGTAGGTATACAGATATATGAAATGCTTATTCCCCACTTACATTCCTTGGTGGGGATGCTTCAACGGGCAGTAGACTGGTTTTCGGGTCTTACCCCCGCTACTCAGGCGAATATTGTTACCATTGCTGCCCTTGCTGCGGCTATTGGCCCGCTTTTACTTATCGGTGGAAAACTCATAGCTGGTATAGGTTCTGTTATAGGTGTTTTGTCAACGGTATCCGGGGCGTTGGCAGTAGCTACTACCGGAGCGGCTGCTGCTACACCGGCAGTTGGAGCACTCGCCGGTGCTTTTACGGTACTAAGTGGTCCGGTAGGAATTGCGGTTGCCGCTATTGCCGGTATCACCGCAGCGGGGGTGGCTTTATATAAACACTTAAATCAGGAGAGCATCCCGGCCATTGAATTATTTGGTAATGANGTTTCTGAATCCACTCAGAAAGCCGTGGGTGGTTTTTTACAGTTAAATGAGGAAGCTACTTTAGCCTTAAATCAATTATCCTGGAGCGGCCAGGAAGTAACCAAAGAAATGGCTGACAACATCGCTGGGAGCTTCTCACAGATGGCCAGCCAAATTCAAGCCGGGTTAGATAAACATCATGAAGAGTCTCTGGCTAAAATCCAAAGCTTTATCAATAGCAGTACCGCTTTATCTCAAACCGAGCAGGACCAGATTTTAAGTAATATGCAGCAGGGTTATGAGGATAGAAAGCAAGCCATAGCTGATGGAGAGGCAAGGATTAAAGAAATCCTGGATACCGCTACGGCAGAGAAAAGAGCACTCACTAGGTCTGAGCAGGAAGAAATCAATGCCATTCAAAAGCAGATGGTGGACACCNGCATCCAGATCCTTTCCGAAAATGAAATCGAAGCCAAAGCCATTATGGAGAGAATGAAAGCCCAGGCAGGGGAATTAACCGCCTTGCAGGCTGCTGAAGTGGTCCAAAACAGCATTGAGCAAAGAGACGGGGCCATTAAAGCGGCTAATGAGCAATACAATGAAGTGGTGAAAGAAATTATCCGCCAAAGGGATGAAAGTGGCACTATCTCTAAAGAACAGGCTGACAAATTAATTCAGGAAGCTACTCGACAAAAAGATGAATCAATTAAGAAAGCTCAAGAGATGCACCAGCTGGTGGTCACAGAAGCCAAAGCCCAAGCCCAGGAGCACGTCAACCAGGTGGATTGGGAAACGGGAGAAATCAAGACTAAGTGGCAAGTTATGCGGGATGATATTTTCGCCAAGGCCGGGGCAATTAAAGAAAATGTCTTTACCACTTGGGAAGGAATTAAAGCGAACACCTCTGAGCAGTGGGAAAACATCCGGGCCACCATGAGTAATAAATGGAATGAGATTAAAACCAACACC